CTATTCACGGTAGTGTGAATTGGATTGGTGGATCGCCACGCGGCGAGAATAGAGACTTAATACTTTATGGAAAGGTTAGGTTTCGAATATAATTAAATAATCTACATCAGATACTTTGCATTAGAGCCTATGGCCATGATCTTATCGATTGCTGTTGTACTTCGGTTTAAGAAGTCAGCTCCTTTTGTGATGAACGTATACACGTTCTCCAACTTAGAAGCGACCCCCATAGCCTGGTCAACAATATCGGTAGTTCCAACTATAGACTTTTCTGCACCAGATGGAACAGGAATGGTAGATGCGGTTGCCGAAATTTGAGGAGACCCTTCAATGTGATAAATCGTTTCAACTTGAAACGCGTTAGCCATACTTGCTGGAATCCCTTCATAAAATAAGCAAATTGCACACCCACCAGGCATTCTATTTGGGTCTTTGTATCCTGAATTAAGAATAGCACCAGTAGTCGTGTTAGAAGACATTGAGTCTCCTGTACGATGTCCTGAATAGGCGATACCAGCAGTTTCTGTTGTCTTAAATTGCCAAAAGGACGAGTTCGTGTACATTCCCGACACCTCTAAATCACCATGCAAGAGATCTTGCACAGCAAATATTTGAGCTGAAGGTAGTTGTAATAAACCCGAACCTCCGAGTTGAGCAGTAGGAGTACCAAACACAGGTGTTAGTATCGAACTGGTCACGGAAGCATTAGTTAATTCATTTTCACTGGGTACTGAGTCACCTATAGGAATCATTGCAATAATGATTCTACCTGTGGCTGATAATTCTGGTTGTAAATTAGATATTTTTATTCCCCATGATACCGTACGATAAGAGCCATATACTGCATTCATTGCTGAAACAGTTGTTGCTTTATACATAAAGTATGGGAAACCCGTTGCATTGAACCTTGTAAAAGGGGTACTTGTTACGGCCTGGGTACTTCCATTAATGGCTGTTATGTCCAATAACGAAAATGTTGGGCTCGGTAAAAAGATAGCTGCACCGCTGCCGGTGGCATTAGAACCTAATACTGTGGTCTGCCTTAAATGGTGAGTGACCGTCGGAAATGGAAATGGGTCAGGAACTCTGATCCCGTATGCCTCTGGACAAAAAGGTGATACCAAAGCTAAAAGGAAATTACTCCTAATAGCCTGATACCCCAATCTTGCACCATTGGTAACGAGTTTGGTTTTCTTACCATTCTTTTTCTTACCTGGTTTCTGTAAGGTAGCTAGGGCTTGATTAACCTTGTTAGGTTGCACTTTCTTTCCGTTAGTCGACTTTGGAGGCATGTTATATAGAATCTATAGGTACAGACTCGTCTGTACCTGGAAATATAGAATCTATAAGATCGCCGACAATGTCTTTACAGAATAGAAAGTTAAGATTGGCCTGATGTGTTTCAACATCATCTACAATTGAACGAACTAACTTATACGGATAATTCCCAGTTAATGCATCCTTTAACCCAAAAAATGAAACACCCGTTCGATTCTTATTAGAAGAACGGAATTGTTTTAAAACATCGGAACTAATTCCTCTGTAACATAATTTAGGCTCCCAATGTGGTATTTCGGTGTCCTTATAAGCGATCGGGTCGTCTAAGACTTCTTGCGGTATAATATTGCAAAAAATCCTGTCTTCCGTCTCAAGCTTATTAGGTAACTCGAAACCAACTGGAATTGGAGTTATTAATGGTAATGTCATATATATCGGTTCTCCTTTGTAAGGACTAGGAATTGCTAACGCATTCTTATCGACAATCTTGATCGAGCTAAGAGCTGGTTTCCCCACATGTGGAGAATCGCACATATTAGCGATCTGATTATGAAAGAACGTTCCTAGTTGGTTCTGGAATTCGGTTAGTCTCACTGGAATTTCTTCCGAGAAACGAATAAACCCTAAACCACCAAGCATCCTTGGAAGGAAGTAATTATATAACCCTGATTTTCCTTGTTTATTCGTGCCACTTACTTCACGTAAATGGTCCTTATGATAATACAAAAATCTCTTATGGGTCTGAAATTTATCCTGACAACCAGTCAATACTTTATTATATAAATCCCATAAAGGGAGTTTCTCTCCTGCTGCCCCACTCTTGGATTGACCCTTCAATAATCCTACATTTAAATATGTAGTTTCTGTCAAGGTACCATTGAGATAGGTAAACATTTGAGAATTTATAGTAAAAGTATCCGCGTGGACATAATTCTTACCAATAGAAAGTTCAAAACCTGCAAAGGTAATGATCTCCTTCCATATAGTATAAAATACGTCATTAGTGCGGAAATAAATATCATCTCCATTTACTAAAACGGGTAAATCTTTTGGATGTATAGAATAAGGTCGTTTACGAGGTTTTACAACCATCATATAACGTTCCAAAGCTAATTTATAACAAGCAAGGTTTGCAATGCATAAGATTGGGAAAGATAAAATACTTCCCATCAACTGACCATTTTGTTGGTCAACAGCAAAGCCACCCTTTTCTTGAGATACATTTAACTCTGGAAACTTTTCAATTAATGATTTACAATATTCCTTAGGATAATCAAGTCTCTGACTATACAATACCTCACGGTAAACCTCACGGTCCCGTTCCGGTACTTTAAGTATAACCAGGAATCTCTCGAAGATAGCTCGGGTGAAATGACAATTTAATTTGTCAGTTGCAGCGGAGTAATCCCCAGATACGTGCTTATCAAAAGTTATATCTAATTTCAATCTTTCAAAAAGTTCCTTTTCTTTTGTCCAAACGACATCAAAGTCCTCAGGTAGTAAAGGCCTAGTTGTTAATACTAGAGACGGATACCTATTAATATAGGTCTTCATCTGTTTCTGTAACGACTTAGCACAATACTGATTGAGTGCTTCTCCCTTAGTTATAATTCTTACTTTTAGAGGTTCACTTAACGGAATCACTGCGGTCATTGGCCGTCTTTTCTCTGTATAGGTTTTGTACCCCGGTAAGTATCCTTCCATCGTCTCGTCACCAAATGCACTAGCAAAACTAGTTAACATTTCTGACGTCTCTTGATAGTTCTCTACTTTTTTCCGAGCAATATCTAATACATCCTCCATTTCTGGTGGTGTATATCTTTGATATTCTTTTACAACTCCTTTACATGGTACTTGGACAGTCTCTATTGGCAGGTTCAACTGGTGTATTACCTCAGCATAACTACCCCCTAATCCTCTACTCCTTTCGAAAGAAGAGTTATGACTAGGTTCATATGTTTTAACTTTAAAGCCCCTACGTGTAGGATATAATATTGAATCAAGAGTACTTGAAAAAGTATCTTCGATAATATCATATACACGATTCTCGGGATTGTGATCTGGGTATATAAGATTTGGATCCAAATCCAACTCTTCCCACTTACGACCTGTTACTTTATCATATAAAACATTGATAGGTTGGAATACTGGTGGGGTCGTCATAGCTATGACGTGTTTCTCTACCTCCTTTTCTAAAAAAGAAGTTGGTACTGCACGACAGCCACGTTTGATCCCTTGTAAAAAACCGAAAGCTAAATCTCTATTGAGTTTACATGGTCTACGGCAAAATATATTCTTTAGGAACCTTTTTACAGGTCCCGACCAGATCCAAAAATTGGACATACCTTCTACCATCGGAGGCTTATCGTTTTTCAACAATATGCTCTGAGGGCAGGCAGTATGATATTTAATTGCTTTAATCCACAACTCAGGTTTGATTTTATAACTATTTATTAATAATCGAGCTTGTTCATTTAAGGTGAATTTTTCATGGAATTTGGGTATACAATCTGAAAGGATGGTTAGCTCAGAAACTACGAAATCTAAAACGTCTAAAATGTACTTGTCTTTAAATATAAAAAACTCAGTACTAATGGAAGATAAACAAAACTTACTAATCTTATGGAATTCCTTTTTCATAGAATCCAAGAGTTTCTGTTTCGCCTCCCCAATAGTTTTTCTGAGTAATTTAGAAAAAAAGAGCTCACACTTTCCAAGGAGGAAAGTGCTGAGTTCACTTTTAGTCGCAATATAGTCACAGAATTCTGGCTTCACCCCTTGTACTTCAAAAAGTATTTTGGAAAAGTCTCTATTCAGAGCAGGTAGTATTACTACAGACCTACTCCACGTGTCTATGCCAGGTATCATGAGCGTAACAGATTTCTGTTTGCCTCGTTGATCCCTGACACACCCGGGAGCTCCCCGGGATTGCGATCCAACCAACCCATCACACATACCTCTTAACGAGTTATGTTCTGAAGATGTCCGCAATGGTTCCGAATGGCGCGCGCAGCGTGCCAGTGTGCCTTCGCCATGAGTGTGTG